TATGGATGCTGAGAATATAATTAAAGGTCTTTTTGATATATGGACTAACTGGATGTATGGATATAGTGCTGGAACATCTGGTTGGAGTGCTACTAATAGATTTAGAGCTAATTATAGAGATGATTATGCTGTTGATATTATTATAGTTAAGTACGAGAAACCAATATTTGGTAAGGGTGATACGTTCTTTAGAGGTAATAGACGGATGAGAAGAGAAGCAAAGGATACTATACTACCAGATTTAAAAGATTCAAGTCGTAGTAAGTTCTTCCAACCAGTTCCAGTACATGCAACTAGAATATTTAATGCTTTTCCTGCCAATATAGCTTCAATACCATTAGCATATGGTGAGACATCT